TGGTGGACTTGCAGGGCTACTGGCCCGGTATCACGAACAACTCGGCCACGGCACAAACCCTCACGGGCACGCCCAGCCTGCGCTACACCAACGGGGCCGGGTGCAGGTTGTTCTGGGTGCAAACCGCCGCAGCGGGCGCCACGGCGCAGAACATCGCGCTGAGCTACAGCAACACGGTGCCAACAGCAGGCAGGACGCTTCCGGTCACGGTCGCCATGACGGCTTCCGGCATCGTGGGGCACATCAGCCACAGCGGCACGGCTGCCAACAACTACGGTCCCTTCCTGCCCCTGGCCTCGGGCGACACGGGCGTGTCTACCGTGGCGACGGTCACCTTCAGCGCCGCCAACACCGGCACCGGTGCGCTGTGCCTTGCCCGCCCGTTGCTGACGCTGCCGCTGACCACCGTGTCCGTCGCTGCCGAGCGGGATCTACTGAACCAACTGCCGAGCCTTCCTCGGGTGATGGACGGTGCCTGCCTCACGTGGCTCTACTTCGCGGGTGCGGCTGCGGCGGCGAACACCAACTTCTACGGCGCGGTTGAGGTCGGCTGGGGTTGATCGGGCTCATGGCTCTCAAGACAAACACCACGCTCCTGGCGCAGCTACCCCTGCGCCAGATCGGCGGCTCGCCTGGAACTTTCCGTTCCATGTGGGGGCGTGGCGACCGGATGAACCAGTCCGTGGGCCAGGGCATCCCGTCCAAGCTGGCGGGCATCCCCAGCGGGCACTTGGCTCCATCGTCGTGGGTGCTGCCGTACAAGCCGGGGGCGATGTCGTCGTTCACCAATCTGGTGGTGACGGTCACGCCGGGCACGCTGAACCTCGCGGCGGGCGTTAATATTAACGGCTCTACGACGGTCACGATTACTGTCAACCCGGCAGACGGGCAACTGATCGTCTCGGCGGTCGGCTCCACGTCGATCACGTTCAACCTTGCGGGCAACTTGGCTGGTGCCCTGTCCGCATCTGGCAGCACGTCCTTCTCGTTCACGGTGAACAACGCCACGCTCGGCGCCATCGTCGACGCCGTGGGCGCTGCGCTGGTGCAGTTCTCAAACAGCGCCACGATCAGGGCCACGGGAAATTTGAGCGGCGACATCACACCGTTTACCGAACTCAGCCCGCAGTCGCTGTCCGCAGCGGTCTGGAGCGCTTTAGCCAGTGCGTACAACGTCGCAGGCACGATGGGCGAGAAGCTCAACGACGCCGGCAGCGCGGCCAACCCGTGGACGGAAGTGATCGACGGGACGTACACTGCCAGCGACTTGCTGAAGCTGATTTCTGCCTCTGCCGCGGGCGAACTGGCAGGCTCGCCTGGCGGGCCCATTTTGATCAAGAGCGTGAATGGCACTACAGTACGGATCACGGCCACAGTAGACGCCAACGGCAACCGCACAGGCGTGACCTACGATGTTTCCTAAGACGTACTTCGCTGCAGCGTTCTTCTCGGGGTATTTCTTCCCTCCGGTGGAGGGCGGGCCCACGCCCCCGTTCTCTTCTTCTCAACCCTATGTAAAATTGCGTTCTTTCACCGAGCGCGGGAGATTTTGAATGGCTATCAACCTCAAAGCAATCACCACTCGGTTGGGGTATCAGCAGATCACCTCGCTGTCTTCGGCCACTGGCCTGACTGTGCCGTCAGTGGACTTGAACGGTCTGTCCTGCCGGCCAAGCATTGCCATCATCGTGTCTGAGACTCAGGCCGTGCGCTGGCGCGACGATGACGTCAACCCCACCGCGTCAGTCGGGATGCCGCTGGCTGCGGGCGTGACGCTGCAATACGACGGCGATCTCACCAAGATCAAGTTCATTGAGCAGTCGGCCAGCGCCAAGCTGAACGTCTCTTACTACGCCTGAAGGAGCAGTCATGGTCACTTACGGCGACGGCGGGGTTATTGATCCGGCCAAATTTCTTGACTACATTGCCAAGCAGTTCCCTACTGATCTGGCCAACCTGGTGAACGCCCGCGACGAGTTGGCCAAACGCCAAGGCGCCATGAGCGCGGTGGAGAAGGCCAACAAGGACCGCGAGAAAGCGGCCAAGGTGTTGGAGGCGGCAACGGCTGAAGCGGCGACCATCGTGGCCGACGCGCAGAAGGTTGCTGACGCCAACAACGCCAAGAAGGCCGAGCTGTACGTTCTTGAAACGGAGTTGGTCGCAGATCGGAAAGCGTTTGCTGCTGAGACCGTAGCCAAGACCGCGGATCTGATGGCCCGTGAGCAGCAAGTCGCCAGCCGCGAGGTTGCGGTGGCCGCGCTGCAGGCCGAATACGCGGCCAAGGCGGCAGTATTGGAATCTAACCGTGCGGCGCTGGACGCCCGTATTAAGGCGTTCCAAGATAAGGTTGCCGCGCTCAGCGTTTAATGTAATATATTCCTACCGTACTGGTGCGGTTCACCAGGGCTCTAGTGAGCATCCATGACTGAAGAAGTCCAAATCCTAGCGGAAGTAGACCCCGCGCCGGCACAGGCAGCAACGGCTGCGCCTGATGCTGAAGCAAGTTCGCCGGAAGTAGCTGAAAACCAAGTCGAGCAGACGGCAGAGGAAAAGAAGTTTTCCCAAGCTGAAATCGACGCGATGATCAGCAAGCGCCTCGCAAGAGAGCAGCGCAAGTGGGAGCGAGAGCAAGCGGCTAAGTTTGCAGATATGCAAACCCGGCAGTCTGCGCCAAAAGATGTTCCGCCAGTTGATCAGTTTGAGTCTCCGGAAGCATACGCGGAGGCGCTGGCCGTAAAGAAGGCCGAAGAACTGATTGCCTTGCGAGAGCAGCAGAAGGCACAGGCAGCGATTGCTGACGCCTACCACGACAGGGAAGAAGAGGCCCGGAACAAGTACGACGACTTCGAACAAGTCGCCTACAACCCGAGCGTCCGAATCACTGACGTGATGGCTGAAACGATCCGCGCTTCTGATGTTGGCCCTGATGTAGCGTACTACCTCGGAGCCAACCCCAGAGAAGCGGACCGTATCTCGCGCTTGTCGCCGTTTTTGCAGGCAAAAGAAATTGGGAAGATTGAAGGCAGACTGACCGACAATCCACCCGTCAAACGAACTACGTCAGCGCCAGCACCGATCACACCTGTCACGGCCCGAAGCAGCAACAACCCGTCTTACGACACGACTGACCCGCGCTCCATCAAGAGCATGAGCACGTCGGAGTGGATTGAAGCTGAACGCGCCCGGCAGATGCGAAAGATGCAAGCGCAGGCATCCCGCTAAGACTTGAAAGGAAACTAAAATGGCTAACTCGATCCTTACGATCGACATGATCACACGCAAGGCTTTGGAAATACTGGAAAACAACCTGGTGCTCACGCGCAATGTGAACCGCCAGTACGACGACAGCTTCGCTGTCGAAGGGGCCAAAATCGGCTCCACGCTGCGCATCCGCCTGCCGGATCGCGCTCTGGTGACTGACGGCGCCGCTCTGCAAGTGCAGGACGACAACGAGCAGTTCACGACCCTGACCGTCTCCTCGCAGAAGCACATCGGCGTCAACTTCACGTCCGCCGAACTGACGATGCAGTTGGATGACTTCGCGGATCGTGTGCTGAAGCCTCGTATCAGCCAGCTTGCCTCCAGCATCGACGCTGACGTGGCCAACGCCTTCAAGACCATCGGCAACTCCGTTGGTACGCCAGGCACCACGCCGGCCACCTCGCTGGTTCTGCTGCAAGCCCAGCAGAAGCTGAACGAGAACGCTGCTGTGATGACGCCTCGCTATGCCACCGTCAACCCTGCGGCCAACGCTGGGCTGGTGGAAGGCATGAAGGGCTTGTTCAACCCGACCGACACCATCAGCAAGCAGTTCAAGAACGGCATGATGGGCACGGGCGTGCTGGGCTTCGACGAGATCAACATGTCTCAGTCGATCAAGCAGTTCACCACCGGGTCGCGCACCAACGGCACAACCTCTGCGGCGGTGACGGCCGAAGGCGCGACTTCAATCGCGCTTACCGGTTTGGGCAGCACCAACACCGTTCTTGCTGGCGACGTGTTCACCGTGGCTGACTGCTTTGCGGTGAACCCGCAGACCCGTGAGTCCACTGGCTCGCTGTTCCAGTTTGTGGCGCTTGCCGACGTGACTGCATCGGGCGGCGCGGCGACTGTCACGGTTGCCCCGATCTACTCGGCCAACCACGCGCTGGCTACCGTGAATGTTCTGCCTGCTACCAGCAAGGCCGCGACGTTCATCGGTTCCGCGTCCACGCAGTACCCGCAGAACCTGGTGTACCACAAGGACGCGATCACGTTTGCCACTGCTGACCTCTTGCTGCCGCAAGGTGTTGACATGGCTGCGCGCGCCAACCACAACGGCATCAGCCTGCGTATCGTGCGCCAGTACGACATCAACAACGACCGGATGCCCTGCCGGATTGACGTGCTGTACGGCTACAGCACCATCCGCCCGCAGATGGCTTGCCGTCTCTGGGGCTAAACCGAAACGGGGGCTGCTAAGCGTATAGCGGCCCCCTTTTGAACTTCATCTGAAAGGAATCAATCATGGCTCTCCCTAATGGCGCTGGCGGCTACCAAGTTGGTCCAGGCAACCGCAACGAAACTACGATGGGGTACGCGGCTACTCCGCAGACCGCAACCGCAACCGCAACCCTGACGGCTGCGCAACTGGTCGGCGGCATGTTGGTGGCCAACCCATCCACGAGCGCGGCGACCTACACGCTGCCTGCTGCATCGACGCTGGAAGCCGCGCTGCCCAACGCTACCGTTGGCAGCACGTTCGACCTGTCCG